TTCTGCGTGAGGCTCGTGGCAGCAAGTCCTTTGAAGACATTGCGTTCAAGGCCGAAGAGCTTTCAGGTGGATTGCCAAAGGGACGCGAGACTACGTTTGAAACTGATCGACTAGCTAAGCTTGACTTCATTATTAGCCAGATTGATATTCTTGCGGAGACCCCGAGCTCGTGGACATCAAAGGAAATCTTTGACCAGTCAATGAACGCACTTCGCGAGAACATGACAGAAACAGACTTTAGGAACATGATCGGATCTTCAATTGACGGCGGAGCAGGCGACATCATTTCTGCGGCTCCGTCTTCACGGTGGAACCTTTCAAAGAGGTTCAGCCGACTTATTGCAATGTGGGACTCACCAGAGCGAGACATCATGTTCGCTGACGCGAGTAGACGATGGACCGCAATTTCTGGGAAGCAGCAATACACGAACTTTGCTGAAGGATCTGGCGGGGCATATCCAGTAGAGGCAACAATTACAGAAGCAGAGAAGATGGCTGGGACTGACTTTAGCCAGCCTGAGTCTAAAGCGGCAAAGAAGCCAGCAAAGTACGTCCCAGTTGACTTGGTAAGAATTAGAGATGAGAACGGTAAGCCTCAGCTTGTTTCTGCCGCCTCAGATGAAGCGCGCAAGTACTACCTGGAGAACGGGGAGGTTTTGGCTACCGGAAGAAATCCTGAGCTGTACAGCAAAGACACACTGGTGTCAAAGGCTACAGACGTTACGGCAAAGTACCCAACAATTTTTGCTGGCGATCGATCTCAGGCCATTGATGATCTTCTGGTAGCCACAGACGAGATCGCCCGCCTGGCATATCGCTTTGCATATGCCCTAGGGTACGGTACAGACCTTAAGCCTCTTGGAACAGAGGGCGTAGATGTTAGGACCATGCAGGCAATTGCGGCAACAGTTTCTTCTCTAATTGACGAAGAACATTTTAGATTTGCCGAAACGTTTAAAGCCCCAACATCACTTACGCAGACCAGCTACGAGCAGCCGATTATCCCTAATTTCCGAAGTCAGGCCGAGGCGCATCTACGTGTCTTGGAGACCCTACAAAAGCAGCTTGACCTTCGGGAGGTTGTTGACCCAGAGACAGGCATGGTACTTGAAGAGAAGCCAGCTAATGTTGCAGAGCCAGTTGAAGTAAAGAGTTTCCAAAGGCAGCAGCTAGAGGCTAGAATTGCACAGATTGAAGAAGCAGCTGGTGGGGTAAAGAACCCAACGGAGCTTGCCCTTCTTAAGCGACAATACGAAGCACTGCTGCGCGGAGAACGCGTCCCTGGATACGAAAACATTTTGCAGGACGTTTCGACTGTAACTGTGAAGGCCGAGAGCGCACCAGAAGTTACCGCCAAGCTTGGGATGGGCATTAAGGGTGATCCTCTTGAGGAAATTGCTAGCAGGCTTGCTGCTACAATGATTGGCGACGAAGACCCTGCGGTGCTGAGAAATGTTCTTAGCAAAAGCAAGCTCCTCGACTTGTTTAACGAAGGTCCTGAGGCAGCTGCAGCAGCAATTATTAAGCGCGCATGGGTTCTTTACGGAGAGAACGCGACTCCTGACCTAATGCGCGAGCTTTCATTTAATTACGACGGACGAGAGTATTACGGCACGATGGGTGTTGGACCTGACGGCAGGCCGATCATGGCTGTTCAGCCAGTCAAGTCTGTAGAGAGTACTCTTCCAAAAGATAACGTTCTTGGAGATGGCGGCCGATCAACAAATGAAGACACCGCAGCTAGGAAGGCGCAAATCGCGCAAGCCGAGACTGATCTCATTGGTATGCCTAGAAATACTGCAAGCTCAGATAGGACATCACAACTTACGTTTACTGGCGTAATCGACGAAAATGTTCGCAGCTTGCGAGCTGAAGACAACAAGAGAATGGTTGTTATCCGCAGGAAGCAGCAGTGGAACGCTATTTCAGAAACCGTTGCGCAGCTATTCTCTGAGACCGATAAGGGTAAACTAGACGCTACGGTAAAAGTATTTGTCAACGACCTTCTGTCTGGTTACGTTAAGCCAGATGGTACTCCAGTGACTTATGAAGACGTTATCGCAAAGCTTGACTACGCAGAGCTCGTCAAGTCAGGACCATACAGCATTGCTCATCGCCTATTTGATCACGGCATCAATGGCAACTTTAAAGACATTGAGAAGTTTGTTCGGTACACACAGGACACCAGAGAGCGCGGAGAGACAGTTGCGCTGGGCGGTCGGTACGCCAGAGACCTTGGCGTTGACCCAGAGACGGGCCGAATAATTGTTGGTGGCGCAGATATCCCAGAAGGCGAGATGGACGTTCGCACACAGAGCGAACTAAACACAGAGCGATCAACTCTCGGCGCTGAGCTGCGAACAGGAAGGCTTCCAGAGGATGGCGGATTCCATCCTGAGGTTGGCTCACCAGATCACAACGCGATGATGGCGTATGAGCAAGGAAAGATGTACGGCGGCTTGGGAATGCCGTGGACCAAGGCTCTAAGCGACCTAGGTCGGCCACTGCGTGAGGCGCCAGGATCAATGAAGGCATTCCATGGTCGTGGTGGATTCGGCGCTGGATTTGCGGCCGATGCTGCCTACATGGCGTGGAAGGGTTACCTTGACCCAACGTCTCTGGCGGTATCTGCTGGATTCAACTCCATTAACTTCTTGCCAGCAAAATATGCCCCTAAGGTTGGCCTCATTGGGGCAGCTGCGAACCTTGGACTAAATGCCGTAACCGGCGGAGACATGGGCCGAGCGGCGATGATGACCATCGGCGGCCTACTAGGCGGGGCAGTGGGCGCGTTCGGCGGAGGGTTTGGCGCAATCGGAGGCTCATTCGCTGGCTCTGAGATTGCAGACTATATTTGGTCTGACGTGTTTGGCAACAAGAACAAGATGCAGAATCAGCCAATCCCAAGCTTGAACCCAACGTCTAAGAACACGATTAAGATTTCACCACGGGTCTCACCGTAAGGAGCAGACATGGCATACGTAGGATTTGAAAAGCTAACCAAAGAGCTAACTAAGAAGGGGGCAAAGGACCCTCGAGCGCTAGCGGCAGCTATCGGCCGCAAGAAGTATGGTAAGGCGAAGTTCCAGAAGGCTGCCGCAGCTGGCAAGTCTCTCCGGGGCGCACGTCCGAAAGGGAAGTAAATGGCAGCACCAGTCTATAACACGACGATTGAAAGGGGCAGTACATTCCAGCTTACTGTGACGTACAAGGACGCCTCTGGAGACGTGGTGAACTTGACTGGCTGGACGTACCGCATGCAAGTGCGGGAGTCGCAGGAAGCTTTGACGGCTATCTTGACGTCTGAGGGCGGGAGCGCAACAATCGCTATTGACTCAACCAACGCAGCGACTGGCGTGCTAGTCTTCAGCGTTACGCCGACCAACACGACCGCGATTGCTCCTTCAACTCTTACGACGGCATACTACGACATTGAGATCCAGAAGACTTCTACCGGTGAGGTGCGCCGCATCCTACAGGGGAAGCTAAACATTAGCCCGGAGATTACCCACGCGTGAGTGACCAGGTAGAAGTCCAGCAGACGCTTAATGAGGTTACGACCTCTGAGATCGTCCACACCGTTGAGGTGCTGGATGCTGCTACTATTGTCGGTCCTACTGGCGCAACTGGAGCCACTGGCCCTACTGGCGCTACTGGCGCAACCGGTCCTGCTGGGCCGACTGGCGCCACTGGCGCAACTGGACCAACTGGCGCAACTGGCGCGACTGGGCCGAAGGGAGACACTGGAGCAACTGGACCAACTGGGGCTACAGGGGCCACTGGGCCGACAGGCCCGAAAGGAGACACAGGTGACACAGGACCGCAAGGAGCAACGGGTGCCACTGGAGCTACGGGCGCAACTGGCCCTCAGGGCCCTAAAGGTGATACTGGAGATACTGGCCCTCAGGGCGCTACTGGTGCTACTGGCGCTACTGGGGCGACAGGCGCCACGGGTCCGCAAGGCCTTAAAGGCGATACCGGCGACACTGGTCCTGCAGGACCTACTGGCGCTACTGGAGCTACGGGCCCTAAGGGCGACACGGGGGATACTGGTCCGGCGGGGCCGACTGGTGCAACGGGCGCTACTGGAGCCACTGGTCCTGCGGGTCCGACTGGCCCGACAGGCGCTACTGGCGCTACTGGTCCTGGAGTAGCCTCTGGCGGTACAGCAGGGCAGGTACTGACTAAGAACAGCAGCACTGACTACGATACCTACTGGGCGGCTGCCGGGGCTGCGTCGTACACAGAAGTCGTCAAGCAGTACGTTAAGAACGATGGCACCGCCAAGTCGAAGGGCGACGTGGTCTACATTTCGAGCTCTGACGGCACAAACCCTATCGTCTCGTACGCAGATGCAGACACCGAAGCCACGTCAAGCAAGACACTTGGCCTCCTTGAGACGGCTCTTAGCGCTAACCAGCACGGTTACGTCATCACGGAAGGCAAGCTCTCTGGCCTTAACACTAGCGCTGCCACAGATGGGCAGGCTGTATGGCTTTCTGGAACAGCTGGCGGGCGTGTGTATGGCTCTCCTCCTTCCGAGCCTGCACACTCCGTCTTCCTTGGCGTAGTTACAAAGGCCAATGCCAGCACTGGCGAGATCTTCATCAAGGTCCAGAATGGCTACGAACTAGACGAGATCCACGATGTCAGCGCGGCAAGCCCGACTGCTGGCGACGTGATCCAGTGGGCTACCGATGGAACTACCTACATGTGGCGCAAGAAGAGCCTTTCTGACGCTGGGATTGCAGCCAGCAGCCACGCGCACTCAGGCGTTTATGACCCCGCTGGTACGGCTGCGTCTGCTATTACTACCCACGAAGCAGCTGCCGATCCGCACCCAACCTACCTTACAGCCACTGAAGGAAACGCGGCATATGCTGCCGCTTCTCACAACCACTCAACCTCAAATATTACTAGCGGGAACTTCGCAGCTACAATCTCTGGCGGAACAGGTGTCACCGTAACTGGCGGGACTGGCAATGCATCAACGCCAAGCATCGCAATCGGTCAGGCTGTTGCTACTAGCAGTACACCAACTTTTGCTGGGCTAACTGTAAACGGAGATATCACCGCTTCATCCATGCCACTCCGAATGGCTGCCGGGACCTATTCTACATCTCAGTCAACTGCGGCAGCAAACGGGACCCTGAGCGTTACATTGCCAGCGTCAAGGTTTTCAGTTGCCCCACTAGTCACGATTACCATTGCCTCTGCGCAGGGAGGTACGGCAAAAATTGTTCCACGTCATTCTGGCGTAACAACGTCAGCATTCCAGGCGTACTGGTACACAGGAGATGCAGCGACCACGACGTTCTCAAGCGTAACTTTCCACTACATTGCGATCCAAATGACAAGCTCAACAGCAGCAGGTTGACGTATGGAAACTAAAGATATTATCGTTACATGCCACACAGATGGGTGCGAGAATAAAGATATTCCAATTCATATCAACGTTCCCAATGACGAAAACCACCGCGTTGTTTGCGGCCCATGCACGTTAGACATTACCGACAAAAGAGACGACGACACCAAATGACTAAGAACGACGTCAGCCAGGTCCTTGAGCGCCTTGAGCGCATTGAACGCGACTTGGCGGAGATCAAGGTTGAGCTCGCGGAGACCCGCGGAGCTTATCGGTTGGCGAAGTTTGTTATCGCACTGCTAGGCGTAAGCGGACTAGGTGGTATAATTGCATGGATGAATGGGAATAGATAATGAATTTGAAGATTGTAACTCAGACAGATAGCATTGAGAAGGGCGGCTGGATGGACGACTGCGCTCCAGCGACGCTGATGGCTGCGGCCAACTTCCTTACCGGATCAACGTACACGTCAAAAGATGGGATCAAGTTCTTGGAAAAGGTTGGCAGAAAAGATGTACAGGGGCAGGGTACGCCCACGTCACTCCTACAGCTAGTGAAGGCAGCGCCACTTGTTGGCTTAAAGCCTAAGTACGCTAAGTCATGGGATGAGGTGGTTGCAGCTCTTAAGGCCGGCGCTGTCGTCGGCATTAACGTGCAGCAGGCAAAGGGCTACCCTGCAACCGTACCGATGAGCGTGTGGCACAAGAAGCATCAAAAGAGGAACCCGGGGAAGACGTACGGTCACATGACCTGCGCAGCGATGGTTGGAGGGAAGGTACAATGGGCGGACCCAACGATGACTGGCAAAGGAAAAGAGACATATGCAGTTGTGGTCTCAATTGCGGACCTGAAAGCTATTGCGGCCTCCAAAGGAGACGCACCCCACAAGCGCTGCCTAATCTTCACGGCAGCCCAGAAGAAGTCATCCGCACCTGCCCCAACTGCGGTTCTCAGCTCACAGATCGTGCCTGTAAGCTCATCTGCTCTTGTGGCTACTACGCTAGCTGCTCAGACTACCTCTAAAGAGCCCGTAAAGGTGGATTTGCGCCACCAGGAGCGTCCAAAAGACTACCCTAGTGTAAAGACGCCACCCCAGACAATAGACCCCGCATTGGCCCTTAAAGTCGCCCAGGCCATTGTCGGTAAGATTGAGGTGGCTAAAGGAGACAAGACGATGAAAGACCAGATCATTGCTGCCGGCTTGGACGCACTCCAGGCCGCCCTCTCCACCGCCATTGCGGTGTTCCTTGGGCTTGGCGTAAGCATCTTTGACCTTGATGGCGACGGCGTAAAGGCTGTCGCAGCTTCGGCGATCAGCGCAGGACTTTTGGTCCTGCAGCGATGGCTGGATGAGGACAATACTCGTTATGGACGAACTCGCTAAGGCTCCTGTACTGGCGCAGTGCGCCGCGTGCAGAAGCCCATTTGCTGAGCAGATCAACGAACGGATGCGCCGTGGCGCTCCGGATACGCAAATCTCTCAGTGGCTTAAGGATAACGATGCATACATCTCTCGCATTACGCTAGGGATGCACAAGCGAGAGCATCTTACGGACGAGTTCCAGACTGCAAAGAAGAAAGCAGTTGCAGCGTTTAAGAAACAGCAGGGCACAATTAAGGCAAAGGGAGACCTTGCACAGCTGGTGCGAGACCAAGTCATCCGGATGGTTGACGACGGATTCCTAATGCCAACGCTTGCAGAAGGTTTGCGAGCTCAGGAAATGATTGACCGTCGAGTAGAGAAGTCTGCAGACCGAGAGCTTTCGGTTACGTTGGCAGGAATTCTCGGTGGCGGCCCAGTAATCAACATGATTGAGATGGAAGCGGAGGAGATTACAGATGGCAAAGACGCCAGCTTGGACGCGTAAAGAGGGTAAGAACCCAAAGGGCGGCCTTAACGCAAAGGGTCGCGCATCATACAAGGGCGGCACTCTTAAGCCGCCAGTGAAATCAGGAGACAATCCACGTCGTGCGTCGTTCCTGGCCCGCATGGGTGGCATGCCTGGGCCGGAGCGGGACTCAAAGGGACGGCCCACGCGTCTACTCCTCAGCCTTCAGGCTTGGGGGGCTAGCAGTAAAGCAGACGCCAAGAAGAAGGCAGCTGCTATTAGCGCACGGAATAAGAGTAAGAAGTCTTGAAAGTTAATAGCGACGCAGCAAGGGACCTTGCCGCCGGCCGCAACAACCCAATCTTCTTTGCCAAGCGATGGCTTGGGATTGATCTCCACGAAGGACAGAAGCAATGGGTTGAAGGTATCGCTGCCAGAGACGAGTCTGGTTGGCGACCAAAGTACCTGACTACCGTCTGCTCTGCAGGTAACCGAGCTGGCAAGACTCTAGGGATGGCAGTGGCAGTGTTCCACAGCGCATTCTATAAGCTAGGAGTTCAGCCACCTGACGGAACGCAGAAGGACGCAATGCGTTGGCAGTCGGCTCCGTACGAGTGGTACCACGTGGGAATCCAGCAGGAGACTGCGGAACTTGTGCATCGAGAGGTGTCCATGATTCTAGAGGGTGGACACCCAGCGCAGAAGGGCCGTGGATGCCCGCTCATTGCAGAGATTGGCAAGGTTGTTGAGCACACTAAGAAGTACCGCGGAGAGTACTTGTGGCTACAGTTCCACCCTTTGGTCGGAGGAGCTAACATCCACTTCCGCACCACGCAGGACAAAGCCAAGGCGCTCCTCGGCAAAGACATGAATGGCATCTCATTTGACGAGGCAGCCTTTGAGCCGCACTTAATGCAGATCTACCAAGAGGTACTCAACCTACGGCGTCTGTCCACAGGTGGGCAGCTCCACTTCATCGGGACACCTACCGAAGGCATTAACGACTACGCAGACCTCTGGGAGATGGGCAACGCGGCAAACCCGGACCGAGATCCGCAGTTCTTTAGCTTCCGGCTCTCGACCCGCGGCAACGTAGGGTTTGGGCTGGCGCCTGACACATTTGATGCCATCCTTCGGCAGCAGGCTGAGTACCTAATCCCACAGAACATTGATGGATATTTCATTGAGGCAAGCGATGCGTACTTCAGTTCCACCTCTGTGGACTCCTGTTTTGTGGACGAATTGCCTGCAGAGCAGCCGCCAGCTGCCAGGCGGAAGTACGTTCAAGGGTGCGACCCAGGCCTCCTTAGTGATAGTACCTGGGCCATCACACTTGACAATACTGAAAAAAATGGTATAATCGGCGTTAGAGCCAGAACGAGAACAGGCAAACAAACGATTCAAGCAGTAGTGAATATGGTTCGTGAAGGACATCTTCTCTACAATCAAGATTCAACCTGTACAACGATCTTGGATGAAACAGGTTTCGGTGGTAAGATGTTCAAGCAAGAATTCAGCATCATCAAACCACTAAGGGGATATGACTTCGGCGGGACAAAGGCTAAGAAGCTTGAACTCCTGTCTGACCTAAAAGCAACAATGGATAAGAAAATGATTAGGTTCCCAAGGACGGGAATCTGGATGCAGCTTCGACGCCAGCTACTGGCATACAAGCTGGACGACAAGAAACTGGAACAGGACGCTGTTATGGCTCTGGCTGTTGCCGTAAGACATGCGCTAAGAAATCAACACAGCTATGTAGAGAATCCGGTGTTCACATATTTTGGAGGTTCTGATTAATGGCAAAGCCACAGTATAAACTGCCAGACGCCGAGCAGAAGGCTCTGTCCATGGCGTCTAGTGCGCTCATGATGAAGGACGTTGATCCAGCACATGACGAGCACTACAACATCCTCAAGGATGCGTACACAAAGAAGCAGATGCAGGAGCCTGAGCAGGCCCGACTACGATCAACATTCCGACGATACGACCACTTCTACTACCCGAATACGCTCACGCTCGGCGGTGCCGATCACTGGGCGGAGGACCCGTCAGCTCGCACTGCCGGGCGTGCTCACGTTTCTGTAAACGTACATCCAGCATATGTGAACATTCCTGCATCGCTTCAGGCAGTACCTCCAGTAATCAACTACGTACCAACGACGATGGACAAGGACGGACGAGCTCAGGCAGCCCGACGAGAGCGCTTGTACTTTGCTTGGGCAGAGGCGAACGAGATTGACGTGCGCCTTGAAGAGGCATGTCTGTACAAGAGCCTATACGGACACACCGCAGCTAAGGTTACGTGGGACCCAGTGGCGGGTCTGCCCAAGGTAACCATCATTGACACCCCAGAGAACCTGTACCTAGGGTACGGAGACTCGAACTACAACCGCATTGACTGGGCAATCTACAGCTACGGCCTTAGCCCGCAAGCTGCCATGGAAGATTTTGGTATTGAGATCGTTCCGGTGCAGCACGGAAACAAGTGGCACCCATACACCTACCAGGCAAGCCACGACGATCCGCTGGCAAACGTGTACACCAAGGAATACAACCGAGACCCAAGCCGCATCAACACGGCCTACGACAACATGAAGATCACGGTGCTTGACTACTGGTACAAGCACCCCACGAAGCCTGGCAAGCCACCACTCGTGTGCAACGCCCTTATCGTGGGCAACACGATTGTGAAGGTATCCAAGCACCCAGAGCTGGCTGGTGTCCTGCCTTACGTCACGCTACGCAACAGCATGATCCCTGGCAGCCCATACGGCAAGTCAGAGCTCTTTGACGTTGAGCAGCTTCTCCGTGAGAAGGACGAGCGCATCACGGCGCAGGCGCAGATGATCCAGTCTGTTGTCGGCGGCCAGATGTGGCAGCTCGTTGGAGGCGACGCTCCGGACGAAGTTCCGGCAAATGCAATCCCGAAGCCTGGCCGCGTTGCGACGCCTGGCCCTGGCAACGAGTTGCGAGCTATTACACCATTCATTCCTCAGTTCCAAGTTGAGGATTATAACAAGCGCATTGACCGAGAAATCGCAGTGGTAACAGGTCTTAACGACCTCCTGCTGGGACTTGCTCCGTCAAGCGTTCTTGGCTCCAGCCGAGCAATTGCGTCTCTCGTGGCAAACTACGAGCAGCGCATCGCCCCTAAGCGCAAGCTTCTGTACTCGTGGATCAAGAAGGTCTGGGAGATGTCGGCTCGTATGTGGGAGGCCAAGGACAAGGCCATCAGCGAGATCATTGGTGGCGAGTACCGACTTGAGATTACACCACCAGAGCTTACTCCACGAGATACACTTGAGCTTGCGCAGACTGCCCTCAACCTTGTTCAGGGTCGAATCTGGAGCGCAGAGCGTGCAATGGACCGTGTCGGCGTGGAAGACCCAGAGGGCGAGAAGGACGTCATCCGCGACGAGCAGACAGACGCTACACTCAACCCAGCTGCGGTTCTCACGATGGGTCAGCTCATGATGATGTTCCAGCAGCTACAGGCGCAACAGGCTCAGATGCAGCAGCAACAGGCCATGATGCAGCAGCAGATGGGCGCCCAAGGTCAGCCACAGCCTGGCCAGGGAGTTCCTCCTGGAATCCAAGAGCAACTACAGGCGCAGCAGGCATCTGCTGAGAATGCGTTCCGTCAGGTAGGCCAGCCGCAAGGCACTGAGATGATGAATGGCGGCGAGATGGGCTCAGTCCCACCTGAGATGCTGCCGGAGAACGCACAGCCAGGCGCCGAGCCACAAGAGGGCGTTGGCCAACCTGGTGACCTAGGGGCGCAGATCGCGGCTCTACGACAAAACAAGACAATCAATCGCCTAGCAAGATAACGGAGGACCATAATGGCACGACGAGGTAGGTTCGGACGTTCGGCATCAGGTTCACAGAACCTGTCGTCGCTTGTCTATTCTCTGCTAAAGGAAGAGCGCAACAACCAAGAAAGCACGATGCTGACTGCGTATAAGAACAATATGATGTCAGGAAGCGCAGCTGGTCTGTTTACCTCAGACGGTAGCACCCGTCCTGCCACTGCGGCTAACCTTGTGGAGTGGTACCGAGCTCAGGCTGCGGCAGCCGAATCGGTCGGCGACTCTGCTGGCGCTGAAAGATTCCGAACGCAAGCCGAAGAGTTCCGTATCCAATCTCTACGGGACATTGAGACCGTTCTTGATAACGCATACAAGGCAGGCAATTCGATTGACCTTTCCCTAATCGGTGGTTCTGGTTCCGCTAAGATTGACGGGGCAACCTACGAGAAGTGGATGAACACGATTCTCAGCGATTCTTCAATGACTGCATCTGACAGGGAGCGCCTGCAGAGCAAGCTCTTTACTGTTTCCTACAACTACGCTGCAGAGAACATGGTAAACGGATTCAATGAGAAGAAGTTTACTGCGAACCAACTGGTTAAGTTCTACGACGCCGAACTTGAGCGAGCTCGCAACGCTGGATTGACGCAAACAAGCCAGACGTACAGAGACATTGTCTCGGCACGCGCCGCGGCGGTTCAGCGCGCAGCAAACGATGCGCAGGCTGCACGGGTTGATACGGTTGAGAAGGGCATTCGCGACGAGACCGACGCCATGGCCGGGGCAATCCAGAGGTTGATTAAGCCGATCCTGAAGGACTATGTCTCCGCCCCAGACGTCGTAGAAGCCCTGCTCAAGGATATCGGCAAGGGCAATGGTGACGACTGGCTCACTAGGTTCTCAAATGTTGTCCAGGCTTCAGGTCTTGACTACACTCAACTATTTGATGCAGGCGCAGGGGCTAACGGACTTTCCGTTGAAGACATGCGTTCTATTGCGCAAATCTTCGGCGATCTCTCAACTGAGCTTGAAGGTCTTAAGAGGCAGGGCTATGCAGCAGAACTCGGCAAGTGGATTCCTTTTGCTGACGAAATGTCAACAAAGTACACAAATGGAGCATTTGCCGCCTCAACTCGACCATTTGTGACATCATTTAATGGTACGTACGCCAATGCAGGAGGCAGCATCGGGGTTCAGTTTTCTGGCGAGCCAGCGGCAACTAGAAGCGCTCTTCAGGAACTGACTGGAAGCATCGCTGGGGCGGGGTACGAGCAGAATGTCACTGACAGCTCAACTGTTGGACAAGTTGGCCTATTTGGTCAAGGGTTTATTACCGGGCTCATCCCAAGCAAGCCTGAGATTAAGACAGTCGGCGATCTTGTTGATTACTTGTCTAAGAACGGTGCTACTGCGGGCATGGACAAGACAGACATTGCAAATGGTATTGGCGAGTGGCTGTTTGTCATGAAGAACAACCCAAACGCAGCCACTGCAGGTGCAATCCCAAACGAACTATATAACCTAGGGATTGCAACGACTATGACCATGCTGGACAACGCTATCGGCGGAGCTGGCGGCCTAACGACGGGCGATGTTCTAAGGCTGCACATTGAGTCAACTTACATCCCTCAGTCTATTAGGGAAACTGTTGACCCTAACGGTAATCCTACCAGGGCTATGGCATACAAGATGGACCCTAAGTCCGGTGAGTTCTCCTTCAAGGTGATTCCAAGCGCTAACGTAAGCAGCAAGGACTACGTTATCTCAACTGGCGCTGATGGGGAAATCTTCTACACGCAGTCAATCCCATACAAGGGAGCTGACGGGAACAGTATCCCAATCAGGTTTGTGCCTGTCCCGGGTGGCGGAAATTACGCCGGCGGGAATGACGCGAACGACCTAATCGTTATTGACTTTACCGGAGGCTACGGGTCTCCTTACGCCTTTACCGCGGCGCAAATTGAAAGCTTCACTAGCTGGTACTCTTCGCAGCAAGGATCTACTGGCGGGGATTTCTCTGGGTTTAGGCTTGAGCCAGACGCAGCGAACCCTGGCCTAATGAACTTTACTGCTGGGGCAGATCTGCTAAGGGCGCTAACAGCAAGTGGTTTCTTCGGCGGAAGGGCCATTAATGATTGGATGAACGCTGCAAATATTAACCCAAGCGATGTTTCCGTTACGAGCATCAACGGCACCCTTATTGTCGGGGATAACTTTATTGATGATTACAGAATGGAAATCTTCACCGCAGGGGTACAGGGCACAGACGCAAGAACCGCAGTTGCTAACTGGCTGAGGACTTCTAAGGGCATTACAGATCCGGGTGGGAAAATCATTAACATGATTCTATCCGGCATGTACCTAACTGCAGAGCAGGGAGATGGCGGTCTCACCTGGAAGATCTTCAAGGATGGCCAGCAGTGGACCAACAGCACCGATAACACCCAGGATAAACTACCGCCAGCTCCTGAGGGCACAAAGCCAGACCCTAACGCAGTCGTCTCAAGCGACCCACAGTTTGGGTGGGGCGGTAATCCACAGACTCCGAAGCCTGAACCGATTGGAATGGGCGGTACGGCCGGAGTCAGGGGCACTCAGACCAGCAGGTTTATTCCCCCATCTGATCTTATGGATTACACATTTAGGAACATGGCGCCTTCGATCACTCCAGTTGAGCCAGTAACTCCACCGCCTGGAGGCGCAGCTCCGATTATCGGGCCTGGGCTTAAGCCAGACGGCCCAGAGGTAACCGCACCGGCAGTATCTCCTGGCACTGCACCAGGCGCAGGAACTCCAGCGCCAAGCATGCGCCCGTTGGCACAGCCAGGCCAGCCAATGCGCAGGGAACTTGGCCCAAATAGGACAGCAATGAGGAGCTTGTAATGGCTAAAATTGGCGGCAGCATTGTAGACCCAACGCCACCGTACGATACCAGCTCAGATAGCGGCAGGGGGATTAGGTCAAGAGAACTAAACGTCACCCTGACTCCTGAGTACGGTATTGATACCGGCCGACTACTTGATGTACCTAGCGCTCTGTCTAGCGGCGGTGATTCCAGTAACCCATTGGACTACGCAGCTTCTTTGCCGTTCCGCGGCCTAGGAGTTGCCGGTGAGGCTCTTGGCGCCGGAATCAAGGTCGGCGCTGATGTTGTCGGGGCAAGCCCAATCGGGTTTGTCGCAAGCCAAAGGATCGGCGATGGGACTGTTGGAGACGTAGTTGGGAACATTGGCAAGGTGTTCCTTGATATTCTCGCCAAGCCTGGCGAAATGGTTCAGGACTTTGGTGCAATGCTGCGAGTCAAGACCGCAAATGGCACTTTGCCGCCAGATATCCAGGCCATGGTTGACAGTGGCGCCTCAGAGGAAAGCATTATTAAATATATGCGAGAGACTGGGCGTTCTCTTGCAAACGACAGGACGGTAAACCTTGGTCTGTCCCTTCTTCTTGACCCGCTAAACCTTACACCATTTGCCCTTGGTAAGGTCAACCTGCTCAGGGGCCTTGGCAAGCTAGGAACAGTAGGCGCAGGAATTGGAATCGGTAGCGCACTCGGACCAGTCGGCGGAGTAGTTGGCGGTCTAGCTGGTTACGCTGCAGGAGGGCGCGTAGGCCAAAAGCTTGCCCAGATTGGCTGGAAAGCTGGAGCAAAGACTATTTCAAAGGAAAGCGGCCTTGAACTCAGCGCCAAAGCTAGGTCAATCCAGGCGTTTGAAGCTGCAGGACAAGCCATCCCTGCAGACCTAAACAAAGGTCAGTACCTCATTTACAACGAAATTGACAAGGCCATCTTCCGTCCTATGCGCAATGTCGCTGAAGGAGTTAAGGAAGGCCTAAAGCTAAAGACTGGCCAACTTCTCCTTAGGGCGTACAGCGCCAATGTCATTGACGACTTCCACAATGCTGCTAGCCAGGCGTTTGGCCCTGATGCTGCCAAGCTAGGTTTGCGCAGGTTCGCGATTGCAAAGACAAACTCTGTAATCCAGTCTGTGTCTCGGTCTAGGGTTGGAGAGGTCGAAGCTTCAGTGGACAACGTTGTTGAGAACCTTGACGCCGACCTAAATAAGGCGCTTCAAGACTACGTTGACGCTAGGTACAAAAACGCCCCAGACAGCACATTTGACAGGCTGACATCTTCATCAGGTGACCAGATCAGCTTCCCTGGTACGACTGATTATGTCATGACTAAGCTTGCCGACGAAGCGGGCGAGGCTGGGCTTGAAGGCAGATACGGCATGAGCCGAGAAGAAATTACCGCCTACATGCAGGACGCTGCTCCTGGATACGGCCCGCGAACAGACCCTGGAACTGGCTTGCGAATTGTTGACGAAACGACGACTCGACAGGCAGCTAAGAATCGCCTACGCAACAGGCTTCTACAGGCTCGGATGGATACAGAGCTTGCGGGGTATGATCCAGTCAAGGACGCAGTGCGAGCCGCCTCCACTAACATGGATATGATTGACAACGGCCTTCTGGATGAGATTGCCCTTGAAGTCAAGAAGGAAACAGAGTACGTAGGCATTGCTGGGCCAGTCAAGGGGGCAACGTCTCAGGCGGCAGCCAAGCGTGCGTACATGTACGCAGAGCGGCTTGCCACAGAGCTGGCTAACGCTTCATCGGATGACATCTCGCGAGTTGCAGGAAGGCAGCCAGCAACACCAGCTCAGATTCAGGCGATTGCAGAAAACTTCTTTGGTGGGGCAAGGGTTGAGGGGAATAAGCTCGTCGGAGGAAAATACTTTGACGACGCCGGGACACTGTCCTCTGCTGCCAACATTTCTCGTCAGCTATCGCAGAGGTTTGCATTTGCACGGTCCACAACTTACGGATTCAACATCAACCGAATGGGCAACGTCCGGCGCGTTCTTCACGTAGCGTCTCTTTTTGAGAAGGCGACCCTTCGCGAGAAAGACATTTACGCAAAGGAGATGAGCAAGGCACTTGGGAAGCCAGTGACTGTCCGAGAACTGGAGCAGATGCTTCCAAGGCTTAAGGAACTTGGCGACCCGTCAACGTACGCCCGCCCAACGTTTGTAAAGACAACCAGTCTTATTGACACCAAGGTAGAGCAGTGGATCGCCATGTTTGACAACCTTGGCCAAGAGGGAGGCCTAGTTGCTAGCCAGTACCCTGACGTTTCCCAATCAGTCATTGCTCAGATCAATAGGGCTATGGCCAAGGGCGGTTCAGCCTCTGCCGCTGAAGCCAAGAGGATTTGGGCGACACAGGCCGCTGGGGCATTTGAAGACGTCGCTGCGCACCACCCAGGGTACAAGTTGTCATCTGGCTCGGTATCTGCCCAGCAGGTTAAGGACTTCCTGACCGCTGCCAAGAACTCAAGCGCCACCACTGCTCGAGCAACACCTAAAGAGCTTGCTGCGATCAGGGAAGCTTGGCGTGTGCTTACTGGCAACTCAGATGAGATTGACGGCATTATTGCAGCAGCTAAGCGCGACGGGTACGAGCTTGGCATTGCGCCAGCAGACAACGTTATCCGAGAGCCTAGATTGATTGCTACTGTTGAGAAGCAGGGTCTTGCTGTGCCAGAAGTGGCCACGATTGACCGTCCGTTTATTGATATCACCTCAGAATTTGTTGACGGATTGCCAGACTTTGCTAACCGTCAATCGTACAAGGTTGGCGGTATTCGCGGGGCAATCCAGTCAATGCTGGCGCCAGTTCCGCAATCTCTGGTATCGTCATCTGCTGCCCAGAGGCTGCAACTTCTCCTACGAAACAGGTTCACGGTTGACGAGATTGATGAGTTTAACCGAAGAATTGTGACTAGGTCTGTTGAGAGCCGCGTTGGCACTAGAGGGCTGTCGCAAGACACTCTTGAGGATATCATGGGCGGCATTCTTCAGGAGAAGACAGGCGCAGCTTCTGTGAAGGCTGCATGGACAGAGCGTATCCAGGCCCTTGAGAAAGCCGGTATTAAGCGTCCAGACATTCAGGGTGACGTAATCAAGGCCTTCAAAGGTGAGTACGATATTTCTGGGTATTCTCAGTGGATCAGCGGGTCCATGAAGACCGCTCCAGGTATCGGGAAATTCTTGGCTCAAGTCTCGGAGAATCTATACCCTACGCTAAAGTATAAAGTAAACCCAATGTTCTTTGCGCAGGAGTTGGTTGAGTCTCCATTCTACGCAGAGTTGCGAGGAATGAACCGGGCAGACATGGAGGCTAAGCTAAAGGCCGCCAATATTGACCCGCGAGAGATTCGCCAGATGTTTGGAGAGCGAGCTGCTGCCCAGGCTATGCAGCTACACGAGCAGGCGTTCTTCTCGTTCACTGCAAGATCCCGAGGGGCGGCTGACTCGGCCCTAAAGGAAGGGCTTACAGTCAGGAACATTATCTCAGAAGATGGTATAATTGCAAAGGGATGGGACTTTACCGCAAACTTTAAGGAGCAATACCGAGACCTGATGGCGGCTGCCGATCTGGCTCCCAAGTTCCAGCAGTTTGTGCAGAAGAATATGCCACACGAGTACACGGCTCTTCATGCAAAGTATGGCCCAGACGCCTTTGATCAGCTGGTTGGTTGGGCAACAGACTACAAGCGCATGCAGAATGCAAAGTTTGGTGGGTCGGCAGTAAACACGATGAAAGCTCCAGGATTTGGCTTTGCCGTGAACCCATCCGCCACACAGTTGGCTGTTATTTTGAATGACGTTAGGGATGTCCTTCCGATGCACACTGCGGACAAGTTCGGAGCCCTTGTTCAGGGCGGAGCTCGACCGCGCATCATCACGAGCACATTCCGCGCCAAGTTCATCAACGCAGCACAAGATGCTGGGTATGACGTGTCTTCAGCCCGTACGGCACTTGACCAACTTGACAACATTGCTCAGAGGTACGCACTTGAGCTCAATCGCGTTGGGCCGAACCTAGACTTCCTTCGCAAGGAGTATGATAGTGCCCTAAACACATTTGGAGTTGAGATGCGAGGTCTCACTGCGCAGCTGCAGCTAGCCGACGTTCAGAAGGTTATCGTGCAGGAGCTGATGGACGCGTATATCCCAGGGTTCTCATCAACTCCAGACGCCAGCAAGATTGTTGAGGCCATTGCAAACGCAAGAAAGTACGGAGCAAAGTTTGCTACGATGGGCAACCTAATTGAGCAAATCCGACTTGACTCTGGAGACATCTCAACCCTTGGAGCAGGCGCTCGCGAAACGATCCGAGAGACAGTAAAGCGATACGCAAACTTTGGTGGTGAACGCGGACAAGTTGTACGATCCACGCAAGACATTCTCACCGACACAACTAGCAACTTGCTTAGGGACCACGCCGGAGAACAGGCTATGTTTGAAGCAGCAAAGTGGTCATACGCCAAATCTGTTGATGAGATGAACAACGTAAACTACTTCAAAAGCAACCGGTCGTGGTTTGAGCGGAGCATCAATCATCCGTTCCTTGGCCTGTACCCGTTCTCGTACATGTTCGGAAAGGCTCTCCCAGAGCTTGCTCGGTTCATGTTCTACAAGCCGTTCGGCATGACCGCGCCCGGCGCTGGCTACGTCGCATATCGCAAGATCTCTGAGTATCTTTCTTACAACGGGTTGCCACCCGGGTGGGAAGTTACACAGGAGAAGCCAGACTGGCAGTTCCTCCTAACGCAGTTAATCCCTGCCGTTCCTGAGGACATGACCGTGGTTACGCCGAAGTGGTTCCGATCTGCGGTCTCAACGATCTCGCGCCAAGGCTACGACCAGTACAAGGCAACAGACCTTCTTGGTAATGCTACGGACTGGGTTGGAAGCACTGGCCTTGGAGGGTTCTTACAGCTTGCGGCTAAGTCCGGAGGAGAGCTAACTAGTGGGGCAGCTGACTTCCTAACTGGCAAGTTTAATACCGACGTAGGTACATTCAGAAAATAACACAGGCCAGAAGTACTGGTCTGGGGATAGTTAAGAAAGGAGCCAGAGATGGCAGACCTTGAAGTCGCGGCAGAGCAGCCGCTTGAGTCGCAGCAGGAGGCCGTAAATCCTTCAGCAGCCACTGAAGCGGAGGATGATGTCGCCACTTGGAAGCGTCGTCTCTCAGGAAAGGACCAGGCCCTCACTGCAGCCCAGAAAGCAGCAGAAGAGTTTAAGTCCAAGTACGAAGAGCTCGCACAGTGGAAGGCCGCCCAAGAGGAGGCGTCCCTGTCGGAGTTTGAGAAGGCAGCACGCAAGATCAAGCAGCTCGAGGATGAGCTGAAGGCAACGGAAACGCGGTACGAGACGGAAAAGTTGAAAGCCAACTACCCGCAGTACTACGAATTCCAGGAGAAGGTGCGTAACCTCTCTGAGGCACAGCGTGCTGCGGAGTTTGAGAACTTCGTTAAGTCACAGCTTGGTGGGAACGCTCCCACAGAAATCAGCGACGCAAACGCTCCAAAGCGTGACGTCGTCAAGGATAAACCAATGAAGCCAGAGGATATCAAGGACGCAATTCGCGCTCTTGGGAACCCCTGGGCAGAGTAAGAGGAGGTAGCTAAATGGCTACTACATCAACCCTTTCGGGTCCTGCTCTGAACAACCTTAAGTCCTTTAACGGGACTGAGGCTAATGCGTTCCAGAAGCTCGTTCAGGAGCTTGTGTCGCAGAACGTTCAGACGGAACTTCGAAATCGCATGGTTCACGCCCTTCCGAGCAACTATATGCCGGGAACCTTCATCAAGGGCACCGATCGCATTCGTTACGTCCGCTACCCAGATATCAGCCACTCGTTGACTGAACTCTCGGAAGGCGTGACGCCTGACCCAGTGGTCAACCTCAGTGTTCGCACTGAGTACTTCTCGGTAAAGCAGTACGGTGCGTACACCAGCCTCAGCGACATTGTCCAGCAGGACTCGCCGCATGACTTGGTGTCCATTGCATCGGAGCGCATTTCGTTCGCAGCAGCGCAGTCCATGGACCGCATTGTCCGCGACGTTATGAACGCTGGTTCGGCTCGCGTGCACTACGCTCAGGCGCAGTCCACGACGTCAACCATTACTACCCGAGCAGGCCTTGCGGCTGCAACCATCAGCGACATCGCTGAAGGCGCTGCCCGCCAGGACTACAAGCTTAACGGCCTTGAGGTGAAGAAGGCTGTTGCCCGTCTTAAGACGGCCAACATTCCTCCGTTCGCTGACGGCTACTACCGCTGCATCATTCACCCAAATCAGCAATTCGACTTGCTGACGGATACTTCGGGACACGGCTTCCTTGAGGCCACGAAGTACACCCAGTCCCTTGACCTCCTGAACGGGGAAATCGGCGCCTATTCTGGCGTCCGCTTCCTTGTTTCCCCAGAGGCCAAGACGTTTGATGTTGGCGGCACGAACGTGTACTCGGCACTCTTCTTCGGTCCTGACGCATTCGTCGTCGGCGACTCGCAGACGATGCAGACGTACTTCGTCGCACCTGGTGGCGACCACTCCGACCCACTCTCGCAGCGCGCTCTCCTTGGTTACAAGGTGCGCTTCGGTGCGATGATCGTCGGCGAGGCTGCCGTCAGCGACTACAGCGGTCTGAACAAGGCTGCCGTTGTCACGAACAAGGTACTCACCACCACGCTTGCAACCATCACCACGAGCGCCCCTCACGGGCTCTTCCCGGGTGAGAAGGTCAAGCTCACCGGTGTTGACTCGCAGCTTAACGGAACGACCTGGACGATCGCAGGCATCAGCGGCACCGCTGGCGCAGAGAACGTCTTCACGATCACTCTCGTTGGCGCAACTGCGGTTGCCTCGACTGCAGTGAGCGACGGTTTCGTTAACAACGTTGTCCCACAGACCAGCACGGGCATTACCCGCTACCTGCGTCTTGAGACACGCGCAACCGCTCTGTAATTAGAGCTAATGGTGGACTTCCCCCCGGCTGGGTTATGACCAGCTGGGGGGAGCCCCGACAGGAGAGAAATGGCAGCAATTGACACGCTTCTTCAGAAGATCCGTCGCGACTTGCGCGATACAGGGACGTCTGACGGCGTAGACCGAACGTGGAGCAATCAGGAGCTTATTGACCTGGTTAACCTTGCTCTTGTTGACATCTCCCGGGCCTACCCGCGAGAGGTTGTGTCTACCGTTGCAGTCCCGCAGGTTTATTCAAGCTCGCATCACACAAGCATTGCACTACCAGCTGGCATGGAGACAGTGATCCGAATTGACGCTCTATGCTACAAGATTGACAATACAGTTAGCCCAATCGCCTCATGGTACGAAGCTCTTGGGCCGCTTGAGCCCTCCAATGGATACGGCAACTACAGCGGTTGGGAAACACACGCAGGAACAGTCTACCTGCAGCCAGGAATGTCAGAACTGATCAGCCATCTTCGGTTGGTTGGATACGGGGACTGGACAATCGACACACTTGACGCGCAGGCAGAAGAGGCACTTCGGTACCACATTCAAGCTGAGGCATTCTTCAAGCTCATGGCAGACCGCACCATGTTCCAGCAGTGGCAAGTCAACTCTGGTGCCACTGACGTATCTGTCCCAATGATCAACCAGAACTACACCATCGCACGGCAGCGCTACGAGCGCCTCCTTGCGCGAATCAGGAAGATCAGGAGAGTTGCCTAATGGATTTCAATCGTCCGATCAAGATTCAGACCGGCCCATCAACGTTCCTAGACCTAAACTCACTAGCTGGAATCAGGGTAGGCGCTTCGCCTATTTCTGGGTTCAAGGTTGAGTCTGCTAACTATGCAGCCGTACCTGCTCAGGGGTTTATTGACAAGTCCGCCCTTCGGGACGGGTCAAGTGTCACTGAGGCGTACCTTGGGTCTCGCGGTGTTGAGCTGGTTGTGTCTGTATACGGAGAAACGATTGGAGACTTCTGGGACAACATTGACACCCTGACTGCGGCACTGCAGCCAATGCCGCGTGGGTTTGACTCCACGTACGGCGTTCGCGCATTGCGTTTCTTCCAGCCAACATGGGAGCTTGCGGCGCAGTTCCCTGGTGGAATTGAGTTAGACATGCTAGTTCGCCCAGCAAGCCTGCCAGTGTATAACGTTGGCCGGCGCACATCAGTCGGCAAGGCCAGCGATGGATTTGCGCAGCCAGCTCAGATTAGGCTTATTGCTCCAAACCCAAAGAAGTTCCTAACTACTACAAAGTCTGGCGCAGGAACACACAGAGGTTCGGCCCCTGTGTACCCAATTCTGACAAAGCCAGACTGCTCTGCTGCGGAAGAAGTAACATTCTCATGGACAAGCGGCGGCGTTACCAGCACGGTAGTAGCCAACGCAATTGAGGCTGGGGCTATCTCTATTGACACAGACACCATGTCTCAGGTAAACTGCAGGATTAGTCATGGAGATACAAGCGGAGACTTCTTGGTGTATCCAGGCTCGGTTGTAATTGAGGGCAGCACTTCGACCGGAGCGGTCGTCACGTACAGGGAGGCATGGCTTTGAGCAGCAGCGTTAGAATCCGCATCTTTGATATCGGAGCTAATAGGGGCGTTGGCAACGAGAGGTGTGTTATCTACGACGCTAAAAACGTTGGGTCTGAGGTATACGCCAACGACGTCGGCAGCGCCTTCTGGACACTTCCAATCAACCATCCTCTCGTGCCGGAGCTGGTGCCACTTAAGCGGCACTACAAGGTTGAGCGCCTAAGCTCAGGCAACTGGATCCTTATCGGAGCCGGCTTGCTAACGACTTACGATGCGACAAACGACGAGATCGTCTATGAAGGCATGGACTACATGACGATGCTCAGCATGCACTACACAAAGCTGGTTGGGCCTGAGTCTGGGTCAGAGATTGCCATCAAGCGTGAAGAGCCTGCCAGCACGACCGAGACGGTCACTACTACACTGACGGCAACTCGGTCTGCATCGACCCTGTTCAGCACAACATCAGACTGGAACTCAAACGATACAGAGCAGCACATGGTCATTGGGGCCTTCCCAAACTCCTTTAACGTTGAGAATTATTACATCACATCAAACGTTGCGTCTGTGTTTATCAGTGGAACAACCTTTTCTCTTCTTAATAGCGGAGACGTAGTGTACATTAGTGGCACGTCTTCCAGCAGGATTAACGGACTTAGAACCATTAGCAATAGGTTTCCAGCAGCAGGGTCAACGACAAGTGGTCAGATTACTTTTTCCACAAGCAGCGGATCAAACGTTGGCTCTGCTGGGTCGCCTATTTCTAGCACTGGGTACTGCTACTTTAAGAGGTACACATCAAGAGGCCTTGTAAAGTTTACCCTCCCAAGCACCCTTGATTCAACTGCCACGGTAACAACTGCTAACCTAATCCTGACTCAGAGCAACACTAGCGGGGACCACTCAGTCACAGACAGCTCTCCTGGGGACTTGCTAGTCAACGCATCCGGAGTGGACTGGACGACTGACTCAACAACTGGGTCTGAAGGGTCGTGGGGCAACGCCAATGATACGACTCACCCAAACTGCGACTGGGGCAGCGCAAGCTCATCTACCTCTGGTGGCCTTAGCAATATTACGTATACTGGAATAGGGTCAACGCACAACTCAACACACACGTTCTCAATCTCTAGTATTGTTAACTACTGGAAATCAAATCCATCTGCCAACAACAATGGCATTCTCATGTACAACACGAATGAGTCCGGAGTAACTGACAGCTTTACTATTTACAGTACGGCTGCCAGCGCTTCGTACCGTCCTAAGCTTGCCCTCACCTACACGTATCCAACAAGTTCTGCCACAAACATCAATGCGAATGGCCTGTCCCATGGCCCAGCGGCTACGAAAGCGTTCCTAAAAGAGCGCACCTCCAATAGCACAGCAAGGCATGCCGGAAACGAGATTGCAGTATACACAAGGAATGAAGCTGGTGAGGCCAACAAAATTGACATGGTTTACGATGAGGTGGATAGCGTCTACACGCTAACGGGGTACACCTACATTGAACGATCTGCGATCAACAACGACGAGAAGTTGTACAATAACGAAGAAGACGTGTACATTCCAAATAGGTTCAACGTAAACAGAATCCGAGTAAGCATTGTGGCAAGCCCTGGAGATGAGGTCTGCACGTTTAACGTGTGGCCAGACTCATGGACCGAGATTGCCCAGCCTGAGTCTCCTGTGATGCTTAAGTGGCGTCTAAAGCTACGCCAGCACGATGCTAATGTTGCAGAGGTAATTGCCCCTGCGTCCACAGTCCCAACGCTCAGCATTCCAAGCGGTCAGACAATCTACGGTAACTACACCGGAACTACCCACAACATTACCAACTCGTACGAGATTAACTGCTTGACTAGTGGTGTTTCCTATACATTCGCTGCCTACACGATGGCAGAACTTGTAAACGTTTCGCCGCAGACTTCGTCAACGAATCCAAACTACGGCGGAGTTATGACTCACGACGTTAACGGTATTAGCGCCAGCACATCTGCAAGCCAGACGGTGGTTATGGGTCTTGAAAAGAAGACGCTGCAGGGTATCTTTGACAAGCAAATCCCGTATGTTACTGGCCAAGGAGAATCATTCAGTCGATTTGGTTGGCTAACCTTTGAGCTTGCATCTGGACAGTCTTGGAACTCTGAGCTCATCCGATACTTTACGTCCGGAGAATCCGTCCTTTCCTATCTGCGCAGCATGTGCGACAAGGAGATGGCGGCCAACCTTCTTACAGCCGATGCCTCAGCAAGGTGGGATGTTGTTGACGGAATCAAGATTCCATGGAGAACCGTCTTCAACTTTGTCGGGGTGCGCGGGGCAGCTGCTCCTGGTACCAAGCTGTACGTGGCTCCTGCGGTTACGCAGGCAAATCCAGTTTTTGTTTTTGATTACCCTGGTATGGTTGACCAATTTAGGTACCGTCGCAACGGCAAAGACCTTAGGAACTCGGTGAGGGTCGTACCTGCCACTGCGTTCCTCACCGGGTCCACTACCAGCTCTGGCGGCTCTCGCTCTCAAGGAAAACTTGCTGAGAATGAATCTTCTATTGAAGAGTATGGGTATGCGCCAGTTCTGACCACTCAGGCAAACTTTGCAGATGCGGCAGAGCTTGAGAAGTATGCTCAGTCACAGGTGACAAAGTCAAGTGACATCCTAAACGTATCCATGGTAAGCATCCAGCTGGCGCCGGACAGCGTCAAGCCGTTTGAGGACTTTTTCCTTGGGGATATCGTTCGCGTCGCGGTGCGGAGGCAAAATGTTAACTACACAAATGCCTCAAGTCCAGACTTTATTGCTGACACCTATATCGTCGGAGGGGTTCGGTTTGAGCTCCCAGTTGACGGATCAGAGCGTGTAACACTAGACCTGGTGAAGACGAGCGAATTCGGCAGAGGATAGCGTTCTGTGGTATAATTGGGGGTAGGAGGGGACTTCCCTCCGCAAGATATGGAGGCAAAGATGGCAAACGATGGAGCGATTGAGCGCATCGCAGCGCTCAAGGAAAAGGGGCTCTCCTTTCAGGAGATCGCTGCCCAGTTGGACATCACTAAGGACCAGGCGCAGAAGCTGTACAAGCGGTATGCGGCCACACATCCAGAGGCGCCTGCGGACGCACGGGTAATTGAGTCGACCCCTAAGGGCGACTATGCCGGGTTCCGCATCGCGTTCTATGACCTAGAGACCACGTACTCGTCGTGGACTACGATCTTCTGCATGAGCGTCGCAGATGAGCACGGTAACGTAAAGACCCTGTCGCTAGAGACGCACAAGGGAAAGACATGGATGGACGACAGCAAGCTGGT